TTATCCATTTGCGTTCTCCGTTTTTAAAAGTTCTCTTGCATATTGTTCCGGGGTTAACTTAAACTTCTTAGCTAATGCTAACTGTGTTTTAGTTAGTCGTACTTTTTTAGGCGCGGTACTACGCGTAGCCGGAGCAACTACAGTCGAGGGTTTGCGTTGGGCAGGTTTATCCTCCAACGAATCATCAGATTCCCCAAAGTATTCTGGGAAACGTTTTTGCATCGTCTCATCTATGCGACGATAGTATTGGTCAGACATAGGATCAACTCCATTGCCGACTAGTTTTTCATGCAGCCCCAAAGCAAGAGACGTCATTTCTGGGTCTTTGCCAAACCAGGAATTTTTTGCCTGCCAAGCAAGCGCTTTGTCATCTGGTTTTGCAACTTTAGGCTGTAATAATTTAGCTTGCTCATATTGTCCTTCATTTTGACCGTTTTGTAAAGTAGATTCGTCAACTTTAAATTGAGGTTTCATATCTTGGACACGACCCAAACTATATTGAGCTGCATTCATTTTAGTCTGAGCATCAATTAGTTTTTGGCTGTCTCCTGAATCATATGCTTCTTTATAATCACGTTGAGCAACTAATAAATCAGTTTCATATTTTTCTTTGAGTGTTTTTAAATAATCTTCTTCTCCTGCTGACAAAGTAGTTTTTAACTTTTTATTTTCATTAATAATACTTTGCGCATATTTAATTGCTTCTTCTCTTTCTCTATCTAAAGCTTCTTTTGCACGTCTTTCGTCATGCCACGCTTTTTTTAATTGTGACATTCTCTGTTTAACCCGCTCAGAATACTCTTCAAGGTTATCCTCTTCTAATTCTTGTTTGACCTTATCTGGTAGAGGATCACGATTTCTATCTTGCGGAGGAGTATCATCTTCCTCTTCAATTTCAAAATCAAATTCTTCTTGTTTAGGAGCAGCTTCTTCTTTTTTAGCTTCCACTGCTTCTTTATAATCTTGCTTATCTTCTTTAGATAATACTTCTACTTCCGTAGTTTCATCTTCAAATTCAGCGGGTATTTCATTTACAATTTTTACCATGCTTTACTCCTTATGCGCGTTCGTAGCCACGTGGGTCATCGACCACTGCTTCTACGGTATCGTCGTTAATAATGCGGAACTCTTTACCATGTATTTTGATACGAGTGCCAGAATATGCCCTAGTAATAACGAAGTCACCTTCTTTACACCATGGTCCTGTAGGAAATCTGTCTTTGTCTGCGTAAGCCATATCTCCTAATTTGATAACAAATAAAACTACAGTTGAGTGTTCTTCAATGTGTCTTGTTTTGTCTGCTTTAATAATTCCACTTTCATACTTTTCATCAACATGCGGTACAGCACATAAGATGCGATATCCTTTGACTTCTGGTAATTGTGTGGGTTTTTGTTCTTGTTTTGGTTCTTCTTCAGCTGTTACTGCTTTGCCTTTGAAGTCAACAATAGTTTTATTTGGCGTAATGATTTCACTCATCGTCCATCTCCATATTTTTTGCAAGGTCTGCTATGTGTCTTTGTGCAATCATGAGACCTCGAATAATGCCTGCACTGTATTGGTAATTAGCATAATCAGTTGCTGTACCATCACCTAAATTTTCTAAAATTATCTTGCGTTCTTCTTCTAACTTTTCAGCTAGAAGTTTTAACGTTGAATCCATTGATTACTCCTTACTGGAATTGTTTTTATTCGCCTCCAATTGTTTATCTTGTTGAACTACATTTACACCCATCTTCGCTCCTTCTAAAAGTTCTTTAGATCGAAGTTGTTTGTCTTCACTGATTGCTTTAGCGCCTAAATTAGCGCCAGCAATTCTTTCTTGTGAATCAATTCGCATTTTTTCAAGTTCAAGTCTAGCTTTTTCAAGCTCAATGTCGGCTTGCATTTTTTGCGATCTAGCTTGCGCTTCCATTTCTTTAACTTGCAATTCACGTTGTTGTATTTGTGTAAGAGGATCTTGAGCAATTTGAGCTGCTTCTTGTTGAGCCACTTCTTGTTCATTTTTAGCCAACAATTGTTGAGAGGCTCTAGCCACTAAACGAGATACTTCTAGTTCTGCATCTTCTGGAAGAACTTCGTTTGGTTTTGGTAATGGAACACCGAGCTGCTCTTCAATTTGTTTTCTATATTCAAAAGCTAAATGGTCTGCTATATGAGCTTCGATTGCAGCTTGGACAACTCCTGCGTTTGGGCTTTGTCCTACTAACGCTCGTATTTTAGGATCATTCATAAATGACATGTGAACATCTAAGTGTGCTTGATGATCTTGATAGATAAAAGCTTTTACCGGTTTACTATTAAGAATATTCATATTCTCTGATACAGGATCAACTGGTTTAACTTCATCTTTGTTAGGGATTAATTTCTCTGCATTTTTAACGCCCAACACATCTAACATCTGTCGATTTAATTCTACTAAATCATAAATGTCTGGTGTTTGCTGCGCTAATTGCATAACTGCTTGATATTGAACAACTTTTTGCGCCATTGTTGTTGCGTTTGGATCAGATACTGGAATAACTTCTACTAAATCATAATCTTCACGTTTAACACCACGTTCACCTGTAGACGGATCATATGCATATGCAGGGGAAGTGTAGTCACGAATAATAGTTTTAAGAAGTTTAAATTCTTGTTTCATTGCATAGTGAATGCGGGCTTGTACGGCCGACATCACTTTGAGTGTTCGTTCTAATATAGCGAGTGTAGTCCCAACAGGAGCTTGAGAAGACATATCAGAAACTTTTAAATCTGCAGCAGAAGCAAATCGTCTACCTTCTTCAATGATTTGATTCATTAACTGATTGAGAACTTGTGAGGGTTCTTTATAAGGCAGAGGTAATATGTTATCTCTGATTGTGCCAGACGGTACGTCTACATCACGGAACTCAGCTGGAGCGATTGGTGTATCGTCTCCTTTAATTCTAAGTCCTCTTGATTTAAACCCGCCGGGTAAGTTTGATAAAGTACCTGCGTCAACTAATTGACGTAATATCATTGTGCCTGATTTTGCAAAAGCACCTATTAAATGAATTAGACCAAAACAATAAAATCCAAAACCTGGTACGTATCCGTAATGTACGAAGTGCTGACGTTTTTGTTTTGTATCATCATCTGGATTCCAGTTACGTCTAATTGATAAAACAGTTTGTGTTGAGCGTTCTATGGTTACAACGTATGGAAGAGCAATCCCTGTTTTTTCTCCGTCGTCTTCATCTTCATAACCTTCTAAATCTAAATCCACATGCATCTCAAGAAGTTTGAATCTATTATCTGTGGTTGCATTGAATCCCATCTTCTCTGCAATTTTCTTTTCGACTTCTTCTAGGTCATGTGAGGGCTCACCTAAATCAACGTCTCGATAAAAACCTGCGACTTGTAATTTGCGAAGTTCATTTCCTGTCTTACGCATGACATGAGTCACACGTTCCGCCGATTCTAAATCAGAAGCTCCGTAAGGAACAACTATGTCCTCAGCAGGAATATACATCGAAACTTGTCGACCTAAACTTGGATCGTAATACACTTTTTTAAATGCATTACCCGCTAGTCCTAAACCCCATAACATCCTTTCATGTTCAGGTCTATATTCTGTCATTACATCAACAAGTTGATAGTTCATGTTCTCTTGAACACGAGCAGACGCTTCTTGATTTTCTTTTGTTTCTTTTCCTATAATTTTTGTTTTGACTGGACCAGCAGCGGGGAATGTTTCGGTCATAGTTTCGGCTTGGAACTTAACAAGCGCTTCAGTCATGAGAGGGTGGTAAACATTACACGCGCCTTCCCAAGGTTCACTTCTATCTTCTAATTTCAACCCTAATAAATCTAATCCGTCTACATAAGTATCTAACCAATCGCGGCGAGCAGATAAATCGCCCTCATAGTCTTCTAGTAAATCACTTACTAAATTGTGAAGAAGTTGTTCATCCATTTCTTCCGCAAGGTTAGCATTAAATTCATCGTCCTCCATTTCATCAGGATCAATTTCGATTTCAAGCCCTCCTGCTTTAATGGTAACTTCTTCTGGGTCTTCAATTTCAATTTCTAAATCTGGTTCCATGTTAGCCATTTTAGCCATCATGTCATCTATGCCTTGAGGTGCTTGAGCTATCCCTTTATCTATGTCATTTGCTGCCATAATTATTTCCTAAAAAGTTTTCTAATTTGTATTTCTAACAAATTTACGATAATTAGAAGTATTAAATTTGTAAATCTTACAACTCTATACAGCATATAGCCGCTTTTGAGCAGGACTTCTAAAACCAGGTATATCATCTTCTTCATCACTGGGTAACCTTATAAATCCACCCTGTCTAAATCGAGCAAGAGCTAGTGTTGTTGCATCAACCAAGTCATCATTAGCACCAGATGGAAAATCATTACATTCTTCAACAACTTCATGAGCCCATCTTTTATCCGGAGCCCATACTATACCAGAACTAAATAAATCTGATACAGCATTTACGCGACTAATTTTATCTTGACCTTTACCTGGAGTAAATTCTCCGACAGGAATACCCATCCGTCTGAACTCCTGGTAGAGTGCAGCCCCATTTGATTTCTTTTCAACAATAAAGGCGTCAGGTTCCCAATCTTTATACTCTTCAATGCAAAGCTGCTTTAGCTCTGGGAATTCTAATCGCCGTTTTATTGCATTCAGTAGTATTATATTATAATTATTGGTTTCTTCGTTAAAAAATACGCCCCACGTAGTTAATGCATTATAATCTGAGCGATTATTAGCTTCTTGAGCCGCGTCCAACGTCATAATAATAAATTCACATGGAGGAGGCGTTTCTTTTTCCCATACGTTCCACCATTCTCGTTTAATTAGTGCACCTTCTTCAGATACTGGATTTTGCATGTACTGTGCATTCCAGTAACGAACGTCTAATGCAGCACGACGAGACCTTAATTCCTCTAATGGCCAAAACTCAGGCCACAATGGAACTTCTTCACCGTTTTTATCTTCTAAAATTGCAGGAAATTCAACAACTTCCCAGTCATCTACCTCATCATTCTTAATCATTTGGTTCACAATCTGTCCAGTCAAATCTAACTTAGACCATCTCGTCATCACAACAATAATTGCGCCGCCAGGCATTAAACGTTGTAGCGGTCCTGATTGAAACCATTCCCATGCTGGTAAGAAGACGTCTGGTTTACCCAGCTTTGCATCTTGCTCCGAGTGAGGATCGTCGATGATAAACAAGTCAGCACCACGACCA